CTGGGTTCGCGCCTCGTTCTCTTTGATGAGCTGGTTGAGGGCGAACAGGATTCGTTCGCGTGTTTCACTGCTTGTCACGATGATCCTTCCATTCTCGGATGAGTCGACCCGCATAATCGCCAATGTATAGGGCGCACGCACAGACGATGATGATCATGCAGAAGCGTTCCGCCGTGCTCGCCGAGATGATGCTCATGCGAGTAGGCTCAATTGCGCTAGACGATCACTGATGATCTGCAGGTACTCGTCTTCGCGTTCGATGAGGATGCAGCGGACGTTTTCGGCTCGGGCTGCGAGGCCGGTGCTGCCGCTGCCGCCGAAGGGGTCGAGGATGATGCCTCCGGGTGGTGTGACGAGGCGGATGAGCCATCGCATGAGGTCGGTCGGCTTGACGGTCGGGTGAGTGTTGTCTGCAAGGCCGCCAGCGTTGCGATCCTGGCGGCTGGCTTTGGCGGTGTAGAAGAAGCGCGACGCGCCGCCGTTGTCGGCGTATCCGGGCAGTACGCCTTGACTGCGCGGAGTAGTGAATGCGGCGGTCGCTCCGTTGCTGTTGCTTGTTGCCCCGAGCCTGTCGCCGCTTTGCTGGTCGAGCATGCTTGCGGCGGCGTCGTCTAGTGCGACATTCGCCGGCCAACGACCGAGGTCTGATCCTGCTTGCCATCCTTCGCCGCGCTCATACCCGTTGACGAATCCGCTGGTCGCTTTGGCTCCGCCTCCGAACGGGTCAGCCGCAGCGATCCGGCATGCGTCGATGTTGAGTGCGCCCGTGCCATGCGTGAGGACGTTCTGCGCGACGGTGCCGATCAGGGGCTTGCGAGCGACGACGATTGGCTCGTATGCGGGCTTTAGCGCGGTGCCCCAACCAGACCACTTCTGAGCTGCGGGAGTTGCGGGGACGGTTATGTTTCCGCCAGCACTTCCGAGTCGTTCTCCTCCGAGTCCACCCATGTCGGTTTCGTATTTGCCGACAACTTCGCGCTCTGCTTCAACTCTCTTGATGAGATTTGTCCATTCATCCGATAATCCGAGCATCTCTTGCAGGATTTGCCATTGCTGTGAGGTTGGGACGTTCATTGCGTTTTCCCAATTCCAAACGCATCCAGTCATTCCACCCGTTCGGCTTGGAAAGTGTTTTGCGATGTCTTTTTGCGTTAGTCCTGCTGCGACTCGTCGTTCTTTCAAGTGCTCGGCGAATGCGTCAAACATTCCTAGTCGCGGATGCGCTTTGTCTATTGCTTTGCTGACGTCAAGGCTCTTAGGGAAGCCGCTGCCGTACATCCATGCGATGCAGTCGCGAATCTCAAAGCCAGCGTCTTCTACGCCAGATGCCATGCGGTGATATGTGCGCGTGCCGGCAAATGCGAGGAGGTGACCGCCGGGCTTGAGAACGCGGTACGCCTCGCGTGCCCACGCTTCGCTGAATACTTGGAAGCCTGATGATGCTTCCCCGCCGAACCCGTACCGCGTCCTGTTTGCCCCGTCTCGAAACGGATGTGTCTGGTCGGTGCCTTCGTGAACGCTTTCGACGATGCCGTTGTGCTTCCATGGCGCGTCCCAATCGCGTCCCATGAACTCGAGCCCGTACGGCGGGTCGGTGACGATCGCGTCAACCGAGGCTTTGGGCAGCTCGCGCATGACTTCGATGCAATCGCCGGCGTAGACAATGACATCACCATCGTCCAGGTATGGCTTTCGGAGTCTCGTCACGCTGGCGTCTCACCATCACTCGCGAAGCCGTGGAAGCCGATCGCGTTATGGACGTCCCAGACGGTCGATCCGTAGCGTTGACCACCCGCATAGCCGCGCGAGGCTTCGCCGATGCGAGCATGCTTCCAGAACAGCCAGAAGCATGCCCATACTTGGTCGCGTGGAGAGAGAAGGTCCATCGTGTCGGGCCAACCATGATGCCTGACCGAGAGAAAATTGTCACGCGTCAGTCCGCAACCACCCGGAAACGACGAGTTGTGTGTGTTCGTCCATGCGACTGCAGCCCACCCCCACCCCCGTGCAGGCTGCTCGGCTTGGCAGATACGCAACCAGACACGCCACGCAGGTGGCAGCGTCGAGGCGTGTGGCTTATAGACGATGACTTGCCGATTCGTGCCCGTACCGATAATCGTGCGGGTCTGTGCGTGTACCTGGTCGGCGCCATACATGCCGACGATCATGATGATGATCGCGACGATCATGCCGATGAGGAATCCTCGGGACCAGCTCTTGTTACGCTCGCGCTCATACTTGAGTGCTTCGCGACGACGACCAATCTCAATGCCGACTTCGCGAGCGAGGATACGATCACGCGCTTCGCGGCGTTCGCGTTCCTCGCGATTCTGCTCGAGCTGTTCGATGATGCTCACAACTAGCCTCCGATCGTGGTGTACGAAGCCTATGTTCTACGCATCATCGTCGAGTCCTACGATGATGATGCGTAGGGCCGAGACAATACAGATCGCATCCGCCGTGTCCTGCTCGAGCCGCCACGACTCGAATCCTTGACGGTGAAGCAACTCACCGGCGTACGAGTATGGGTGACTCTTACCCTTCGGTGCAAGTCCGAGAACGCGACGCCACGTTGCGGGATGAATGAGGACTTGGAATGCGTCAGGAAACGAGGCTTCGCAGAGTGCTTCGTGTTGTCCAACGTTTCGCGCATGATCGACGGTGATTTTCCGATTTGGACCAGCGAATGGTTGCTCAATACCGATCGCGTACAGGTCGACTGCGTACTCGCTCTCGAAGACGCGGATCTGATCACGGATCTGTTTCCAGAATCGTCGGCGTTGTGTGATGCTCGCCGTCGAACTGATATGCGTCGTGTCAGCTGCGAGGATCGTGTCGTTGATGCTGATGGCGTATCCGATGCGGCGCGGACTCGCGTCCAGGCCGAGAAGGAGACGCTCACTCATCCGTTAGACGCTACGCGTCTCGATCTTGATCGTTCGTCGCTTCTCTGGCAGGTGCTTTGCGAGCTCGTCGGCTAGGTCTGGATGCCGATTCTCGATCGCGTCGATATAATCGGCGGCTTTCGCGGGTGTGACGTGCGGCACGAGCGGCGCGACATTATCAGCCGCGTCCCAACTGATCACACCATCACTCGCCGCCTCCTCGAGAATGCTGCGGATGCGAGCTGACGCGGCGCCGGTGATGCTGCCACGACTGACGCTTTCCTTTGCCGTGCCATACTCGGTCGTGATTGGTCCAGCGTTCTGGCGTACGCGATCGAGGATGATGGCGTGCGAGGCGTCTTCCATGCGGCGCGCCACTTCGCGAAGATGCTTCGCGGCGAGTGTCCACGCGACAAGGCTCGAATCATCCGCCTCGTCGACGCGAAGAATCTCACCATCCGTTGAGATGATCTCTCCCTGGTCGATGAGCTGCTCGAACGAGGTGATACTGATCTGTGGAAGGTCGGGCCTGACGATGAGAGGCCGATCCATCAGAACGGCACGTCAGAGTCGTAGTCAGTCTTCGCTGCCGGCGTCGTGTCAGCCTGGACGGGCATTGGCGTGTCGGTGATCTCGAGCGGCGTCGTCGGCTCCGGCGTCAGCGTCCAACCACTCCGATTGCCCTGCTCCCACCGGCCGAGGTAGAACGGACCAGCCGCGTCCGCACCGTTCGCGATCGCGAGACTGATTTTCGACGCGAGCTCCTTCCGCGAAGGCGACACGCCGAACGCGAGCTTGCCTTCGGACCCGTCCTTTTCGCGGATATGGAACACGCTCTGCGGTCCGAACTGCCCATCCTGCTCGCCGATCGCGTTCGTGATCCAGAACGGGCGCTGCTCGTTGTGAAGACTCGTCTTGTCCTCTTTGGAGAGGTAAAGTCCACCACCGACTTCGCCGAGGATGCTTGCTGCGCTCACGATGTTCGCCATGTGCCGATTCTCCCTGAGTAGTGGCTTGTGCGTTGTTTCGTACGCTCATACGATAATTCGCGTATCGGATGACACAACCACCATCGCGTCCATGCGCTTGACATAGTGGCGGTGTGCGTCTACTCTATGGACATGGCAAGCACCACACACCACAAGGAGAACGCCATGAACACCATCCCGTCCGCAATCCCGAGCATCGCCAAGAACGACCGGCTCCGCGACTCTGCCGATCAGCACATCGCTCGCGCCACCCCGAAGCGGCAGGCACTCGCCATTGAATGGATCGCAGTCAGCATCATCCTTGATGAGCGCGGTCAGCACATCCGCGCCGACAAGGCAATCATGAACGCGCTCTACATCGCGGGAGGCACCACTCCCATGCGTGATCTCCCCAGCACCCTCGCATGGTCTTGGGTCAACTAATCACCACACAACTCCACGGAAGGCACACCACAATGAACGCCACCGACAACACCAACCTCTGCTGCGAGATCCACGAGCCGGAGATCGTCACCATCACCATGACGCTCGACCAGCTCCATCTCCTCACCACCATCTGCGACGTCGCCCGCGATGACGATGACGAAGACCGCCCCGACTTGATCGACTTCGCAGACGCCCTCTGGGAGGAGACCACCGACGCGATCATTTACTACAACACGCACACCGCATGATCCGCGCCGAGATCCATCGCCCCAACCTCGGCAGCCTCGCGTACGTCTGGATCGGAAGTCAGGAATTCGTGCGCGGCTCGACGAGTGACGCTCACAAACTCCTTCGCAGTCGCGGCACCGTCACGCACATCGAAACGATCCGTAACGGTCAGACCAGCGTCGAGCGGTACATCATCACGAAGGGCGAGGAATGCTGACCGTCGGCAGTACCTTCACCGGTGTCGGCGGTGCCGACCTCGGCCTAGAATGGGCCGGGTTCCGCATCGCGTGGCAGTGCGAGCTCGACGCGTGGAAGCGAAGCATCCTCGCCGCGCATTGGCCGGACACTCCGATCCACGACGACATCATGACCCTGCACGATCCCGAACCCGTCGACGTGATGATCGGCGGCTTCCCCTGTCAAGACTTGTCCGTTGCGGGCAAGCGGAAAGGCTTCGACGGTGAACGATCAGTTCTCGCTTTTGAGTTCCTCCGAGTTGCAGAATCTCTCGCCCCGCGATGGCTCATCCTGGAGAACGTTCCGGGGCTCCTGTCGAGCAATCGCGGACGAGACTTCGCCCGACTCGTCGATGAAGTGGTCGCCTGCGGGTATGGCATCAGCTGGCGAGTGCTCGATGCCCGCTACTTCGGAGTTCCGCAGCGTCGTCGGCGAGTCTTCCTTGTCGCCCGTCGAGCCGACGCTCTCATCGATTCTGGAGCGGCGAGTCGACTCGCGCTACGCGCTCTCCTCGAAAGCGGCAGCGGGGATCTTACGCCGGGCTGGCCGCCGCGGCAGGACACTCCCGCCGATGCTGGAATCCGCGCTGAGAGCGGTGGCCGAGAGCCAGACGTGAGTCCGACCGTCACGGCAAAGTGGAGGAAGGGAACGGGCGGACCAGCTGGCGACGAGTGCCAGAATCTCGTGTCGTTCTATCCGACGGGCGGGTCGCAGCAGGGTTTTTGGTCAAGTGATGGTATTAGTCCGACTCTCAAAGTCGGAAGCGGTATCGGTGCTTCATCTGGTAATGCCGTCTGCTTTCGCAAATCGAAGCGCGCACAATCCGACCAGGATGATGAGACGTGGGTCGAGTCGGACTCGACGCATACGCTGAACCGGTTCGACACGGGTGGCACGCGGGCGACGCAGATCATCGCGTCGACGCTTCAGGCGAATCACTCGGGCGGTGTCCGCATGGATGCGGAGAGTGCCGCCGGCGGGCATTTGATTCCGTTTGACACGAATTTTTCCAATCAAGCGATGCCCGGCGGCGATATCACGCAGCCGCTTGATACGCGCGGGAAACAAGGTGTCTCTGATGCCACGACCGTGCGTCGCCTGACGCCGGTGGAGTGCGAGCGCCTGATGGGTTGGCCGGATGGTTGGACTGCGCCCGAGGGCGTGAAGGCATCAGACTCGAAGCGGTACGCGGCGTGTGGTGATGGGATCGTGAGTTGGGTCGCGTATTGGATTGGACAACGAATTCAGATGATTGAGAAGGAGTCGTCGTGACGAGTTGGAAGTATCTTGGTGTGGGTTGGCTCGACACTTGGGCGAGTGAGTGTGGTCGCTGCTTGATCACGCGTCACCCGCAGCGCGATCGTGGTGATCACATCATCCTGATCGATGGTGAGACGATCACACGCGCGAACACGCTCGAGCTCGCCAGGTACAAAGCGAACACAATCCTCAAAGGAGTCGAATCGTGACGAAGGAAACCATCCGCAACCAGCTCCGCGACATCGCTGACGAGGTGATGGACCTCGAATTCAGCCTGTCACAGAAGCGGCGCGAACGCGACACGACAATGCAAGCAGCTCGAGCTGTCGGGTTGAGTCTCCGAGAGATCGGCGACATCTGCCTCGTGTCGCACCAGACCGTCGCGAACATCACCGAGAAGATGGTGCAGTCGGAGTCGAGCGTCACCACGCCGCCCGACTCCGACCACGCCGCCTAGTCTACTAGTCAACGGCTGCGATAATCCGTATGCTGCTCCCGTCTCCCTCCAGGAGCACACACCAGGCGTCGGCGAGCTAATCGTCGGCGCCTGGTCCCCACCACAATCCGAGGAGAACACAATGCCGAACGGTGGACACTACAATCGCAAAACGACGCTCCGCAAGCAGGCTGCATGGCCGGCGATGCGTCGTCGCCTAGAGCGCGGAAGGCTGAAGCTCGAGGCGAAGCGTTTGCGTCGCGTCGCTAGGGAGTTGCAGCGAAGCGCCGAGTCTGAGTCCGAGTCGTGAGTGCTGATTCGTGGTTGGATTGGATGATCGTGACGCTTATCATCGCGATCATTCTCGTCATCATCCTAGAGTGGGCGTTGGAGAGGTTCACGCGATGAGTGTGTATACGAAGAAGTCGAAGCGGCTCCGAGCGGTGCGTGGTGTGTGTAAGGCGGATGGGTGTTCGAGTCTTGTCGCGGAGCGGAATGGTCAGCATGGTCGCTTGCCGGCGTATTGTCTCGCTCACTTGCCGCGTCGACGAAAGACAGATATTCAGCGCGGCTCGGCATCAAAGCCTCGAGTAGCTGATCATTCGATGATTGAGTACGTCACGATCGACGAATGGAAGAAGCGTTATGGCATGCCAGGCTCGGGCGGCTTGCCGGATCAGAATGGACGCTACTCGGGCTTCTTCGCGACTGAGCCGTGCTTCTGCGAAGACGAGTAGGCTAGTCGACCCAGACGAGATACTCGGCCGTCACGCGACCACGATCAGGATCAACGAAATGCAATCGTTGAGCTGGCAGCGAAGTCGCAGCGACGAATTCTTTCGCATACGCCGAATCCGACACGAGACTCGGCGTGACGAAGATCCGACCACCATTCGCCAATGGGAGCTGCATCGGAACATGGAAGTGTCCGAGATACGCGTCGTGGAAGTGCGGCATGACGCCACTCGCCCATGCCTGATGCTTCTTGATGATGCCGTAGCTTGGTGTTGAGCCGCCGAAGCTGCGGATCGTGTCGCCGTGATGCGCGAGACACCGATACGCGCCAATGCTGATCAGCTGGTACCACGACTCGGGAAAGACCCACTCGATGCCTGGCTGATGCTCGACGCGTTCGCCGATGATGCGTCCAATGATGCGATCCCAATTCGTATCCGACTCGTAATCGAGACTCTGCCGGCCTTTGCCTCGACCGACTCGACCATGATTGCCCGGCGTGAGATATACGGATATACGCGAGAATCCCGTCGCGAGCGTCAGGATCGCCGACTCGAGAATACGAGCAGCCTGAAAGAGCTGCTCGAACGTAGATGCGTCAACGGCCCACGCCTGATTCGGAAACTGTCCCGTCTGCTCAATCAAGTCACCACCGAGGATGATGACGAGCTCGTCAACAGCATGATCGGCACGCTGAATATCCGCCAGCATCATCGTCTTCCGTACCGTCGCCATGATTCGCGCCTCAGCGACGTCGGTCGAGTATGAGGATGTCTTCGCACCAATATGCGTATCCGTCAAATGCAGGAGCGCGACCTCAGCATCACGCTTCGACGCTCGCTTCGGCGACTTGACGATGCTCGAGCGGCCAGCGGCCAGGCTCGCATCATGCGCGGCCTGGTAGACGGCACGAACGAGATCCTCCGATCGCGCATTCGCCCGCCCGAGCGCCTGTTGAGTACGAACAAGGGCGCGCTGCAGCTCGTCGACCTGCTGCTCGGCCTCTACATCCTTCCGAATACTCACGCGACGCACCGAGTCCGATGCCGGCGGACCTGCTTGCCCTCAGGATGGATCGGATAGCCGCGATCATGCAGGACGCGAGCGATCGCCGCACCCGTCAATAGTGGATCATCGAGACACTCGATGAGATCCTTCCGATCCGCAGCGTCGAGCTGTGTCAGAACCTCGCAGACGACACACGGACGCGACACGACTCGTCCCGCATTCCGAATGTCATCTCCGAGACTCATACTCTCCCCCACGAATCATACGATGATTCGCCTAAGTGATCGAGAATGCCGTCCTGATCAGACGCGTGTCGCGAATCCTGATCGCGACACAACCACCATCACTCTGCGAACCCGACTTCCCCTCAAGACTCGTATTCGCCTCGACGGTGACGAGCTGTGATCGTTTCGGCTTCCACTTCACACCATCAACCTCGACAACCTGACCAGGCTTACCGAGAGCGATGCCAACATGATCCACACCACCACCATCAAAGTCGAACAAGAGCCCCGTGCCGCGCGTGATGCTGTTCTTCACGCTAACAGCATGCAAGCCGAAGCGACCATCGATCGCCATCTGCTGAATCGTCGGCGTATAGAGAGCATTCCAATGATTCTCAACGAGGCCAGACTTGGCAGCCTTCGAATCGTGCAACAGAGCAGCGGTGAAGACGCCCATCGCGCACCACGGGAACCGCATCGCAACCACATACGACGAACAACCAAGCTTATGGGCAAGAGCAGAGAGTTGTGGGACGAAATTCGATCCTGCGGGAATCTCATGCCAATCCGCGATCGCCCACGACACCATCGTATCCGCCATCTTCTCACCAACACTCTGCGAGACGGGCTGTTTGCGACGCGCCTTTGCACGCTGTCGCATCAGCACACTCGGCTGGACCTTTCCGGTCAGGACGAGTTCGAGACGCTCATCCCAGACAAGCGTCACATCCTTCATCGCGTAACCCGTCTCGTATCGGGCACGCTTTACAGCGTTCGCCGTCACCGGCCCATACTTCCCATCGACACTCTTGACGGGAAGGAGTTCCTTCGTGACGAGAATGCTCTGAGCATTCGTTACATCGCGTCCGACCATCATCGGACTCGTCAGACGCAGCTGACGCTTCACGAGCGGCGCGGATCAGAGACGAGATAACCCGCCGCGAAGACGAGGATCGTCGTCACGGCCCCCTGAACCTCGAGCGGCACATCAATACCCGCAGCGGACGCGACCCATACCAGGCACGTCACGATCGCTGCCACTACTGCAGCCGCAGTCACCTTCGGCGAAACACTACGCATACCAGCACTCTCCTCCGATTAGATAGCGTGAGTAAAGATAGCGGTCGCGACACCCGTCGCACACGAAATCGCCGCAATCAGCATCGCAATCGTACCCCGAGTCATACTCGCAGCTCGATCCTCACCCTTCCGCATCGCCTCGAGCTCCTCCAACTTCGCGAGACGCGCCTCGATCCGGTCGAGGCTACGGAAGATACGTTCGATCTCGGCGTCACTCATAACACTAGAAGCAATTCACGTCGGCGGCGGTAATGGCTTACGAGTTTCTGTAACCAATGATTCGAACGGTTCCCGTCATGGTTCCGACACTACTGAAAAGATAGATGCCGTCATAAGAAGTAGTCACCAGATGAGACCCTCCATATATCCATGAACCATTCAAAACAGTCGTCGCAACTCCGGTTGAGGATCCTGTCCAATAGGAGTATTTAGAGGCGAATGGATTGGATATCGTCATACGCGAGATCATTTCGGATGAGGACGCATTCGGAGGATTGCCAAACGCGATCTTATCTGTGATATTTCCATCACCAGCAGCGAAGGCCGTACTTGCAACGGCATAGTCAAATGACCTATATCCTCCGAGATAGTTTGCCGATGAGGCTACTCCACTAGCCGTTAGTCTCATATACGAATATTGATTGTTTGCGCTACCTTGCAGCGAAAAAACAATCTCATAAACTTCGTAAGTTGACGAAAAAACCCCATTGATCTGCGCCGTAGTCGCGGCAGATAAAGAGATTTTGCCTCCAGACGAACTTACTCCTGTTCCAGAGACACTAGTTGGCGTGACTAGACTCTTTGCACTATTAGCTCCGAGTCTAGATTCGTGATCGTTCAGGTTATCCCGCACCTGTGTATTCCAGAACGATGCGGTAAGCACATCACCAGCGGTGGCAGTTCCGGGCGTAGTCCAAGCCATATCAGTATCTTACCCTTCCTATAGGCCGAACGGTGAACCGGCGACACTTCCTCCGGCGAATTGGCTGAATGGGTACGCGGCGACAACAGCCGTGCCGCTTGAGACGGTTCCACCAGCGAACACCATCGCAGCAGTCGATGTTGAGGCGAGGTTGAATTCGACCTTGTGCGAATCAACGCCGATCGCGTGACGAATGCCAATGATTTGCACATTCTTCGTGATGCGAGTGCCGATATTCGACGGGCGGAATGCGACCTGGATGATGTTCGCAATCTCGAGGCCGAGGACGCGCGCCTGGTCAGCCGTACCGAGCGCGGCCAGCTCGACACTCATCGAATCGAAGCGAAGATCAGGCTCTCCATACTTCGCAACCAGATACGTTGCGAGCGCGGACGCGTCAGCGGTACCAGCCGAACCTGTCTGAATGAGAAGGCCCGACAGGTCGAGACTCTGGATGCCGTACTCATTCTGCGAATCCGTGTTCGATGCGATCTGCGGATCAACACCGAGCGGCGTGATCGTAACGCGATTGTAGAGAAGCTCGGTGCCATACGAAATCGCAATATCCGTGTACGGGATCGCAGTCCCACCATCATCCGAGAAGACGACCGTTCCGACACTCGCACCACTATTCCGATCACGGAACGTGACCTCATTCGTCTTCGACATAAAGAGCAGTCCAGGCTCAGACGACGCGACAAGCTGGAGATACTCGAGCACATCACGGCCCTGATCGACAACATCCGCTTGGAGCGTCTGAGCGCCCGTAGCGATGTTCCTCAATGTTGACGGATAATCAACCTCGGTCCGGTTCAGAATCGCACTGATCCGAGCACCCGTGAGCTGACTCGTCGCCGTGTGCTGCGAAAGCTGCTGACCACCGAACAGGATGAATCCGTCAGCACATGCGGCGTACGCGTCGGATTGGCCATTGACGTCATAATCAACATTCCAATCCTCAATCAGGCCCGTGTATTGGACGGCTGTCGAACCACTGATGACGGTACTGATCTTCACGTTCCGACGCGGCTTGATGTCGGGATAGTACGGCGACGATGTGTAGAACGGATCAAACGCGCGATCCTGATTCGTGAACGTGATGTTCGCCGCACCAGCCTGGAACCGATCCAGGTCGCGAGACAAGCCGCGACTGATACTGACGCTCTTGACGCGACTCGTCACGTCATAAAATAGCGTTCCGCCGAATCGGTAGATGTCGCCTTGACCATTCGGCGCGAACTGACTCTGCACATTATCCGCCGGCACATCACTCGAGCCGAACGTGAAGAAGGGTCCACCAGCTGAGGACAGGTCAAAGCCGATCTCGACCTTCACCGTAGGCGTAGGCACTAGCCGCTCCTCAGCGTGCGGATCTTATTGAACGTCGTCGCGCCCGTCGTCACATCCGTCTTACCCGAAACGTTCGCAGCCGTCGTCACGAGCGGACCCTGGAAGACAGCACCATTCCGCTTCTCATAGCGTTTGATCGACTCGACAATGATCCGACTCAGCTCGTCAGGATTCGTCCCGAGGCCAGCATTCACTGTCAGGTTGATCACCTGACCACCACCACCACCGCCGAGCGCGTCGCGGAGAATACGACCAGCATTCCCAGAGTCGAGCGGAATGATCGCCTCGCGACCAGCCTCACCAGCGACGAACGTCGGCTGCATGAGAATGCCACCCTTCGCGAAACCCTTGACAGGCTTCGGATGCTCAGTATCCCACTGACGCATGATCGCGCGAATCTCAGCCTCCTCCGCAGCCGTGATCGTCGACCCACCATCACTACCCGGCCGACGCCGAAAATCAGTCGCACGCTGCTTGCGCGCGTCACGCAGCTTCTGCCACTGATCGAGCGCCTCCTTATAGCGTCGCTCATTCTCCGACGCGAGCGTCGCCGCGACACCACCACCAGCACCAGGCGCAATCGGCGCGCCTTGGCCGACGACACTAGCGATGTCGCGCGCCGTATTGATAATCGTCTGCAACTCGCGACTGAACGCGCCAGCAAAAGCAGAGCCGAGCTCCTGGCCACGATTCGCACCAATGATGCCATTCAGCTGGTTTGCGAAATCATTCGCACTGAGCAGGCCCGTGTTGAAGGATTCCGTCAGGTTCGCGATCGCATCCTGCGCCGACTTCTGCTGCTGCTGCACACTGTCCTCGAGCCGCTGCGCTTCCTGCTCGAGGAGGAAGTCCTGCAAGTCCTGATTCGCCTGCTTCATCTCCTCATCCGTCTGAGCAGACGCGACAGCATCCTCGAGGCGCGCCTTTTCGCGCGCAGCGTTCTCATCCTTCTGCTGCTTGCGAATCTCAGCGAGACGCTTCGCTTCGGGACTCGTCTGACCAATGATGTCCGCTAGCAGACCACCGAGACTGCCAGCGGCTCCCGCGAGTGACTCGCGAGCACTCTGCACAGCCTCACGAACCGCATCCGTGATCGTGCTGCGAATGATCAGCGACTTCTTCGCCGACCGACCAAAGAAATTCTTCACGAGTCGATCGCCGAGATCCTTGACCGTACCCGTCGAGATCAACTGTCCAACCGCATCCGTCAACGCGTACCTGAGCGCATCAACGATCCGCATCGGATTCAGCGCCGACGCGAAACCCGTGATGAATGATGCTGCAGCCGTGACACCCTGGACACGCATCAGGAACATGAACGCGTTACCGAGCGCCTCGCCGAATCCCTTCACGGCACCGCCGATACGCGACCGGCCCTCACTCGTGAACGAGCCGACGAGAGCTACGACGAGACGACCACCGAGTCGACTACCAGCATTCTGAGCATCCCGCTCAAGGCCACGGAAGAACGCGTCGAACTGTTGGCGCCCACTCGGAATCAGCACGACACGCGCCGGCAACTCTGCGCGACCCTGATTCGTCCACCAGGTATAGAGACTCTGAATGCCCGTCCATGCGACATTCCCAATCGAGCCGACAAGGAAACGGATCTTCGCCGTCAGCGTCGGCTGCTTTGCGAACTCGGTAAGGAAATTCACCAGACGCGTCGCCGCCGTCGCAAGCGTCGGCAGGAACGTACCAGCGAGCTCGCCAGCGAGATTATTGAACGTCTCCTTCAGCACGTTCAACTGTCCCGAAAGCGTCTTGCCAGCCGCCTCCGCGCTCCCCCCGAACTGCGTCGTGAGCTCCTTCAGGATGATCTTCTGCGCGTCGAGGACGCGACCAGACTCGACGAACGTCTTGATCTGATCCTTCTGCTGCGCCGTCAGCTGGACACCAGCACGACTCAGCGCGCTCGCACCCTTCACAGGATCGTTCAGCGCCTTACCGACCAGGATCGCCGACGAATTCAGATCCTTTCCCATCGCAACACTGAGATCCAGCATCGCGACAGTCGCCTGATTGAAAACATCATTCCCCTTGCCTGTCTCGTTCCGAACCTTCGTGAACGTCAGGAGGAGATTCTGACCACTCTGAATGGCCTCATCATCGACACCACTCTTAGCCATCAGCGCGCTCGACAAGGATTCCATCTGCTTCGCCGTGACATTCGCCACGCGACCTGTCGACTTCAGCACGGCACTCGTCTGAGCAGCGACCTTCTGCTGATCCATGAACTCGCGCGTACCAATTGAAAGCGTCTTGACGACAGCACCAATGCCAGCCGCACCAGCCGCGATCGCAGCGATCTTACCGAACCGGAGAAGACTGCCCTGAGCTGTCGCGATGCCACGAGTAAGACCACTCGTGTCCGCGATAATCGGGACGACTACGCCACCACCACGCGGCATCAGGCTACGTCTCCACTTCGCATACGAACAGTCTACCGCCTACGAATGCGACGCTAGGCGAAGCCGCGCTGAACAATCATCGCAGCGCCACGCCTCGAATAGCCCCTACTTCGCAGTTCGGCATTCAACACATCAGCCATATTGAATGTCGCGACGACGAAATGCTTCTCAACTTCGGATCGATGCTTCAACGCCGCCGGCCAGAGTGATCGCTGCGCCCGAAAGCCACTACGCCTCGAGAGGAGATCCACGAATGCCGCACCGCGAGCTACAGGAGGCGAATAATTGCCACGCGAACCAGCATTGTCATAGATCGCGCCGCCGGCGTTATTCTGCACGACTCGGAAGATCGTCTGCCGTCCCTTATAGCCAGCGACGCGCTCATTCCGCAGCTGTGCACGAATGCCACGACTCGCCTTACCACGCGAATACCCGCCACGCCACGCGCCCCAATTACCAGGCGACGAATCGAGAAGCCTCGAGCGTGCCGTCCGAATGATCGGATCAGCCGACTTGATGACTTCCTTACGCGCCTCTTTGTAGAGAACCTTATCGGCCTTCTTCAGCGTACTCAGCGTCGAATTCAAACCGACAACAGTGCTGTACGGGCGCGCCACTAGTCAGACCTCGAATGAATGGCACGCCAGCGAAGATACCCGAGCATCGTCCAAAGCATACGCTCCGACTCGAGCATGAGCAGACTCGGCGCGATACCCGTCTCGCACGCGAGTCCAGCGATCATCCAATGAGAGGAGGATTCTCCGAGGGCGGTAAAGGGGCCGCTTCTTCGCCTTCGATCTCATCGAGCGTCGCAACCCAATCCATGAAATCGAGACTCGTCCGCGTCGTCCGCTTCATCGCATGCCACGCGAGCCAGACGAAATCGCGCGCGAACGCATTATCACCACTGAGCGTCGGCGATGGACGCTGGAAGTGCTCCTCCCACGCGATGACATCGACGAGCTCGGCCGTGATGACTTCCTCGGACCCGCCTTTCGGCTTGATCTTGAACTGAACCTGCATCCCGCTCCCTCCCGTGCCGCTAACGCGGCGTCAGGTTTACGACGTCGCCTTCGTCACGGTGCCCGAGATGGGCCACGTCACGTCGGCGGTGTTGAGCTCGCCAACGGCGCCATTGACGGGCGTCCACTCGACGATGAGTGCCTGCATCGTGTACGACGGATTCGCGGTGCCGACGGCGGTGCCGTTCGGCTTGACGATGATCTGAGCGGTCGATCCGATCTGCGGATAGACAAGACCCTCGATCGCGGAGTAGTCGTTGTGGATCGACAGCGTGACGCTGTTGTCCTGGATGCCGCCGACGCGCGTCACGGCGCCCTGGCCGAAGGCAGTCGTCGTGACCTCATTGGCCGTGACGTTCAGCGTGACCGCCGCGACATTGGTCGAGATGTCGGTCCCGTTGAAGGTGACCTTGGAATCCGTGAGGACGAGCTTAGCCAATGTGATCGTCCTCCTTTAGGACGTCGAGGTTGCGTGATTCATCTTAGCGGACACCAAGCGGCTAATCGGAATCAGCCGAGTACCTGAGCGATGAATCGAAAATCGACTGCGAGATACGTCGTATCGTTCGCGTCGATCGTCGTGATGTTTCCAGCACTCTCGACAATGCTCGTGTCGACCGTGCCGCCGAGCGTACGATCAGCCTCGAGTGCGTACCGGATGCCGCCCGTGCCGTAGCTCATATAGGTGTCGAGCAGCGCCTCAGCTGACCTCTCGGATGCGCGACCGACGATGACAGTGATGTCGTATGTCTGCGTGACCATGCCATTTCCCATCGCGCCGTGATACGCGACACTCGACAGGCTAGGGAATGCCATCGGCGGCGTCAGATTATCCGGCTGTCGCGCATACGTTCGCAAGCCAGAGATAGATCCGAGAGTCGACGCGATCGCCGTCTTGACCTGCG